TGGATTCAAGACACGTTACGGAATGGTTGCAAACCCATTCTCACGTGGCACCACTCAGTCTTCTTCTGCAATTGTTGCAAACAGCAACGTATACTACAGAAGAACCAGAGTTATCAACCTCATGTGATTCATTCTTCGCAGAGTTTCAAGAGACCCCAATTGGGGTCTCTTTTTTTATCATAAATAAAAATAAAAATGGCTGCTAATTTTATTAACAACGACAACTGTCCTCAGAATTTTTTATCTGGAGTAGGATTTCAATTTGATATAAAAGACCTTCCAGGAGTTTCTTTTTATTGTCAGTCTGCAAATGTTCCATCTATTAATCTTGTAGTTGCTCAACAAGCAACCAGGTGGAATACAATTTCGCATCCTGGGGATGAAATAAACTATGATGATCTTAGTATCAGATTTCTAGTTGATGAAGATCTTAAAAATTATATTTCTCTTCACAAATGGATTAGATTCTTAGGACATCCAGAATCTTCAAATGATTTTGGTATGATGACTGGAGATACATATGAAGAAAAAACATATTGTGATGGAGTTCTTTTTATTTTAGATTCAAATTTTAATAAAAAATTTAAAATTACTTTTCAAGATTTATTTCCAGTTAGTCTTGGCGGCCTAAATTTTGATTCAACATATGGAGATACTGAATATTTTGCAGTGGATGCAACTTTTAAGTATACTATTTACAACATTACAACTATTAATGATAAAGGTTTATGATTACACTTGAAAATATTAAATCCCAATGGGCTGAAGATTCTGTAATAGATCGTGAATTGTTAGACGAAGAATCTCTAAAAATTCCACAACTTCATAGCAAATATCTAAATTATCTTTCCGATGTAAAACTACTTAAAATTAAAAAAGAACAAGAATATAAAACTTTAATTAGAGACAAGTTTGAATATTACACGGGAAGAGCTGATGCTGAAATATATCAACAAAAACCATTCGATTTGAAAATCTTAAAACAAGATCTTGCCTTATACATGGATAGTGATACTGAAATACAACTGTTACAAACTCGTATAAATTATTATGAGGAGATAATTTATTTCCTCGAAAAAGTTTTAAGTTGTATCAACAATCGCGGTTTCCAAATAAAAAACAGCATTGATTGGCAACGATTTATGCAAGGTAGTGCTTAATGACCGATGTAATTATTCAGAAGAAAAACGAAGTTTATCTTTCAGTTGATTGCGAACCTCACATCAAATATGAATTGTCAGAATACTTTACCTTCGAGGTTCCAAACGCAAAATTTATGCCACAATATAAAAGAAAATTGTGGGATGGAAAAATCAAATTGTTCAGTCCGGCAGATGGACAAATCTATGTTGGTTTATATGACTACCTCGTAGATTGGTTGGAGGCTAGAGAATACTCGTATGAGAACAGAGAAAATAAATTTTATGGACTCCCAAAAGAATCTAACGAGTCAATTTCTGCTCCTGGTATTGTTGACTATGTAAAGTCTTTGAACATTCCATTCAAGATCCGAGATTATCAATATACAGCAATCTATCAGGCACTTAAGTACAATCGTAGACTTTTGTTGTCTCCAACTGCATCAGGAAAGTCTCTGATGATCTATGCTATTACAAGATATTTTTCAGATACTAATAGAAGCACTTTGATTGTAGTTCCTACAACTTCTTTAGTAGAACAACTTGTGGGAGACTTTGATAGTTATGGATGGAATTCAGAAGATCACTGTCATAAAATTTATGCTGGTAAAGAAAAACAAACAAACAAACCAGTAGTAGTTACAACTTGGCAATCAATCTACAAAATGTCTAAATCATGGTTTGAACAATTTAATTGTGTGATTGGAGATGAAGCTCACCAGTTCAAAGCAAAATCTTTGATTGGCATTATGACCAAACTTCATAACTGCAAACATCGTATTGGATTCACTGGAACTTTAGACGGGTCTAATACAAATCAACTCGTTCTTGAAGGTTTATTTGGTCCTGTTAATAAAGTTGTTAAAACTAAACAACTTATTGATAAAGGATATCTGTCTAATCTTAAAATTAACATTCTTCTTTTACAACACGATGAGTTGTCATTCGAGTCGTATCAAGAAGAAATTGATTACATATGTCGTCACGAAAAACGAAATAAATTTATTCAAAATCTTGCCCTAAATCAAACTGGTAATACATTAGTTTTATTTGCTTACGTGGAAAAGCACGGCCAGGTATTATATGATATGATAAATAGTAAGGTATCTGGTAGTAGAAAAGTCTTCTTCGTGCATGGCGGAGTAGAGACTGAGGATAGGGAAGAAGTTAGAAAAATTACTGAAGAACAATCAGATGCCATTATTATAGCATCTTACGGCACATTTTCTACAGGAATTAATATTCGCAATTTACACAATATTATATTTGCTTCTCCATCCAAATCTAGAATTAGAAATTTGCAATCAATTGGTAGGGCTCTTAGAAAAAGTGAATCTAAAGATTCTGCAGTTCTATTTGATATTGCTGATGATTTTACAAAAAAAGAAAGGAAGAATTATACTCTTAACCATATGATAGAGAGAATTAAAACATACTCTCAAGAAAATTTTAATTATGAAATAATCCCAATTAATTTTAGGAGAAAAAACGAATGAATATAGAATTTCTCGGTCTAATTAAACTTATTTCTGGAGATGAAATTATCGGTAATGTTATAGTGTGTGAACAAGAAAATGGATTTGTGATTGAGAATCCATTTGTTATAGATGAACAAATTATTGAAACGCCCAAAGGAGAAATGTTAAAAGTAGACCTTAGACCTTGGGTAAAATTTTCCAAAGAAGATATTGTTTTTATTGATAAAGAAAAAACAATTACTGTATACGAGGCTGATTCTCGTATTGTATCAATTTATAATCGTACTGTAAAAAAATATTTTAATTCTAATGATAACGAAGCAAATAAAGTTAATCTAGATGAAGAGATGGGGTTCAAATCAAAAGTGAATGATGCTAGAAAGTTATTAGAAAATATCTATAAATTAAGCTAACCTTTAATCGAACCTTGGCAGAGTTATTATACAAAAATTTGAAAGCCTTGTCAACCCCCCATTTTTATGGTATACTATTGGTACACAAAAAACATTTTTATGTTTCATGAAAAAGAAAGAACACTATGTAAACAATAAGGACTTCCTAGATGCGTTAGTTCAATATAGAATTCATGTTCAAGAAGCTAAAAATCAAGGTAACCCAAAACCAAAGGTTCCTGAGTATGTCGGTGAGTGTTTTCTAAAAATAGCAACTCATTTATCGTATCGTCCAAACTTTGTAAATTACATGTTTAAGGATGATATGATTTGTGATGGTATTGAAAATTGTCTTCAATATATTGACAATTTTGATCCAGCTAAATCAACAAATCCATTTGCTTATTTTACACAAATTATTTACTTTGCATTCCTCCGTCGTATTCAACGAGAGAAGAAACAGTTGGATATTAAAGCTCGTATATTAGAAAAATCTGGTTTTGATGAAGTATTTTCTGTAGACGAAGGATCTGGACTTAGTATTTCTGATTTGAATAGCATTAAAGAAAGTTTAGAAATTAAGGTAAATCGATGACCATCGCTCTTATTACAGATCAACATCTAGATGGAAGAAAGTCTTCTCAGATTTTTTGGGAATTCTTTATGAAATTTTATAATGATGTATTTTTCCCCTATTTACAAAAACATAAGATCAAAAATTTAATTGATCTTGGTGATACTTTTGATAATAGAAAAGGTATTGATTTGGGTGCATGGCATCGTATCAAGACAGAATATTATGATACTTTGAAATCCATGGGCATCAATCTTCACATGATTGTTGGAAATCATACAGCATACTATAAAAATACAAACAAAATCAATACTCCAGAACTCTTACTTGGAGAATACAACAACATTAATATTTACAGTGAAATTACTGATATTGAAGTTGAAGGACTTAAGATTACTATGGTGCCTTGGGTTAACTCTGAAAACCGCGAGAAGGTGATGTCACATCTTAACAAAACCGATTCAAAAGTTGTGATGGGACACCTAGAACTTAATGGGTTTATTGCCCATCCAGGACATGTATTCCATGGTGGATCTGATGCATCATTGTTTCAGAATTTTGAAAAAGTATTTTCTGGACACTTTCACCACAGATCAAAAAAGGGCAACATTGAATATCTTGGCAACCCATACGAATTGTACTGGAATGATTATAATGAAAAGAGAGGATTCAATCTTTTAAATCCAGAAACTCTTGATACAACATTCATTCAAAATCCGTATAAGATGTTTAGAAAAATATTTTATAATGATGTCAAGAATGACTATAAAATATTTAACGTACATGAATACAAAAATTCTTATATTAAAATTATCGTAGAAGAACGTACAAATAATCGTATGTTTGAACAACTAGTAGAACGTCTCTATGATGTTGGTATTCATGATCTCAAAATTATTGAAGATGATAACTTTAATTTTGAAGAGGATTCTGGCGATCTGGAATGTGAAGATACTCTTACTATATTAAATAGATACATAGAAGAGATGGAATTATATGTTAATAAAACTGAATTAAAATCTATCATCAAATCTATTTACGTAGAAGCTTGTGAAATGCAGTAATGTATATCCTAACCTTAAAAGATAAAGAAGGCGAAGGCGCCCTCGCCGTATCAACACAAACAGGAGATAAAGTTCTGCAGCTTTTTGAAGAGTATGATGATGCACAACGTTATATTGTTCTTTTAGAAGCAGATAATTTCCTTGATCTGGAACCACTAGAACCAATGGAAATCGAACCAGAACAGGCTATTGCGGCTTGCGAAAGATTCGGTTATAATTATGTTGTCATTACGTCAGACGACTTTGTAATCCCGCCATTTCAACCGTCTTATGATTTTATTTAAAAGTATTTCTTACAAAAATTTTCTTGCGGCGGGGAATACTCCCATCAAAATTGATCTGAATGGTTTTGGTACAACTTTAATTGTTGGTCAAAACGGCGCAGGAAAAAGTACAATTATTGAAGCACTAGTATTTGCACTATTCAATAAATCATTTCGTAAAGTTAATAAAAACCAACTCATCAACTCTATCAATGAAAAAGATTGTCTAGTTGAAGTAAATTTTTCTATTGGCAATGTTGAATGGAAAGTTTGCCGTGGAATCAAACCTGCTATTTTTCAGATTATCAGAAACGGAACTGTTTTAGATCAATCTTCTTCTGCCGTAGATCAACAGAAATGGTTTGAACAAACTGTACTAAAACTTAATTATAAATCTTTTACTCAGATTGTAGTTCTTGGGTCATCCACGTTTGTTCCATTTATGCAACTTCCAACTGCAAGTCGTAGGGAAGTTATTGAAGATCTTTTAGATATTAAAATTTTCTCTGCCATGAATGTGATCCTAAAGGATCGTATTAAAATTACATCGGAAGAACTTAAAGAATCAAACTCTCAAATTAATTTTCTCAGAGAAAAAGCAGATCTTCAGAAACAATTTATTAAGACAATTGAATCACAAAACAAAAAAACCATTACTCAAAAACTAGAAAAAATTGAGAACCTAAATTATGATATCTCTAATTGTGAAACCAAAATTGTTGAGATGGAATATCAAATTGAAGAGAAACAAAAAGAGCTTGAAGGTTATAAGACGATTGAAAAAGAACTAAAGACATTAGAGAAACACTCTCATGGATTCTCTTCACGTATCAAAGATTTTGAGAAAAGTAAAAAATTCTATGCAGATAACGATATCTGCCCAACTTGCAATCAAGATCTAAGTGAAAATCTTAAGACTACTGCAATTAAAGAAGGTGATAAAGAGATTCGTAAGTGCGAGAAAGCACTTCATAAGGTAGAGTCTGAGATTGTAGATATTCAAAAGAAAATAGAAGATAAAAATACAATTGTAAATGATATCTCAGATCTTAATTATGAAATACGTAAACAAGTTAATGACATAAGTCTTAATAACAAATACGTTAGAGAAATTGCAGATGAGATTGAAGAACTCAGAACCAATAAAGAAAATATTGAGTTTGAGAAAAACAAACTTATGGAGATTGCTGCAGAAGGAATAACTGCACAACATTTTATCACTAGACTTAAAGATGATCGTAGAAACTACGATCTCATTTCAAGTCTTCTTAAAGACACTGGAATTAAATCCATGATCATTAAGAAGTATCTTCCAGTCATGAATAAGTTAATCAATCAGTATCTTCAGATGCTTGATTTTTACGTAAACTTTACATTAGATGAAGAGTTTGACGAAAGTATAAAATCTCGTTATCGAGATGATTTTACGTATTCCTCATTTTCGGAAGGTGAAAAAATGAGAATTGATCTGGCACTAATGTTCACTTGGAGATCCATTGCTAAATTAAAAAATTCAGCAAATACTAATTTGTTAATTCTTGATGAAGTATTTGATTCTTCACTTGATGTTGCCGGCACTGAAGATTTTCTACGTATTTTACGAGGAGTTACAGACGACTCCAATATCTTTATCATCTCTCATAAGGGAGAACTACTTCATGATAAATTTGATAGAGTAATGAGATTTGAAAAAGTTAAAAACTTCAGCAAAGTTTCTGTGTCATAAATTATCCTTATCAAATGCCTCATTGACTGATGGCCTTTTTTGGCGTATTATAGCTTCATCGATAAGAAATCACACATGACCATCAACCGTCAAGTTAAAAGTACTCTCGCAAAACTTCTTGCTACAGAGAACCTAACTGTGGAACACTCTAATGTTCCCACTGCATCCTTTGATATTGAAAACCGTGTGTTGAGTCTTCCTGTCTGGGAAAATGTAAGTAATGATGTTTATGATCTTCTGGTGGGGCATGAAGTTGGACATGCAATTTATACACCAAATGCATGGGGAGATACCTATGGAATTCCTCAGTCCTATCTAAACATTGTAGAAGACGCTCGTATTGAACGTCTGATGAAAGTAAAATATCCTGGTCTTACTAAATCTTTTTATCGTGGTTATTCTGAACTGAATAAAGAAGATTTCTTTGAGATCAAAGATATGTCTCTTGAGACTTTTTCTTTGGTTGACCGTATTAATCTGTATTTCAAGATTGGTATTCATGATGTTGCTACTC